ATCCTGATTCTTCATCTGATTTTTTCAGACAAAAATAGACTGGCAATCTGTCAGGCAAAATATGCGGTTGGCGGGGCGGATACGTTTATACAAGGTTTTCGTTATTGCTTAGCTACCTTGGTAATAATGGCGGCGCATCAAAAGCATTGCGTGAAAAACTGGGTGAGGAAAATTTTATTGCCGTACCCGTTAACAAACATGAGGTTCAGTTTGGCAATCTGCAGGCCTTTCGCAATTATATTACCAAAGCATTACCAAAGCCTAATTTTAAGGAATGTAACGAGATTGCATTGGATATTTGGGGCGTCAGCCTAATTGAAGCATCGCATCCGGGAGCCGAATATACGCACCATTTCACCCTCCAGGAGGTAATGGTTATCATCAATGAAGTTACACAATTTAAGGGCAACCCAAAAAGAGTTCAGGATGTTATTGAAATGATCATGCAGGGAGGAGGCCGCTCATGACCCCCGCAGCCTGTCCGAGCAGTATAGTAACATCGGCTGCTGCTCCCTCGTTTTTTGAGGAATACCTGCACGAGATGTTTGTAGCCTATTTTGAGGCCAACGATTGCCACAACCGGGAGGATAAGAGCAACGTGATCACCACCTACCGCACCCTGCGCGAGTTTTTGCGCGCGCTCGATGAGCAGGAAAAGAAGCACCACGTTTAATAAAAACTCCGCCTGACAATAAAAAAGCCACCTGAATGGGTGGCTTTTTTGTTTTATGCACCAAACACATCCAGGTCGGGCAGCGGCGGTCTGGTGCTTTGTGCAACGGCGGCTTGCAGGCTGAGTTTTTCAACCGTGGCCTCGCCTATGCTTGGCCTGTGAAGGCTGTCGGTGTAGGGGTCAATGAGGCAGCTGTATTCAATCACGTGCAGCTTGAAATATTGCGTGGCAGCCGGGCGCAGTGCTTTGAACTTGAGCGGGCTTGTTTCGGCGCTTGCCAGGTTGTTCATCACATAGCGCACAGCCCGCAGCAGGCGCAGGTATTGCAGCCCTGCCTGCAGATCTGCACTGTAGTTGGCAGTGAGCTCGCCCGGGTCCTGCACCACGCTCAGCTGCATGTTGAGCAGATCGGAGCTGTTGGCATCGCCAGGCACAACGGCAAAATTGATGAGCAGGGCAGGCAGAAACAATTCAAAATTCTCCGGATCGTCGGCCTGTCCATAATCAATGTCAATGGTGCGTGGCACCGGCAGGCCGCGTTCGGTAAACACCTGTGGGTTCTGGTTGAACGTTTCAATGATTTTTTGATAGAGCGTTTCCATGCTTAGCTTTTGTTAAATTGTTTGATAACCCTAAGAAACTCTGCCTTGACAAAGCGGTTTAGTTTTTGCTCAAGGGTGGCCGATGCACCCATGAAACGCCGCTCAGGCATATTGATATTGATCTGCCGCTTGTGGGCGCTAACCTTGACTGTTTTTTCCTTGTCGCGGCGTTTTGCACGGCGGTAGTGTTCGCGCACGTTCTGATCCACTTTGCCACGAAATCCCTCGTTGTGGATGCGTGCATAAGGCACGTCGGAGCCAATGACCACCTGGTTGGCCGAAACGCTCACCACGCGTATGGAGCGCATGAGCCTGCCGCTTTTCACCAGTATGGCACGTCCGGGCCTTTCGCGTTTTCTGCCCCATGCAGGCTTTGGGTTGCGGGGCTTCCAGGGATGTGTGGTATGATCCACCCAGTTTTGGGCTCTGAAACGGTCCTTGCTGAAGTTCACAGCCACGATAGCAATGCTGTCGGGCAGGGTAGCAACCAATTGGTTGAAACGGTCAACCAGGGCATTGAATTCTGCTGTTTCTTCCATTGCCGTTGGTTTATTGATAGGCGGTGTCAACATTGGCAATCACGCGCAGGAACATGTTTTTAAACCAACTCTCAAGCTGGTTTTCGTCCATCTGCTGCAGCTCTGTGCGCTGGGTGTTGATGCCGCCCTTGACAAAGCTGTCAATGTTCACGGTGAGGCTTTTGGCCGGTTGTGCCGCCTGTGTGATGGTGTTGGCTGAATCGGGCAGTTTCTTTTCAGCCCCTGCCGGATCGGCTGCCGGTGTTTCGGCTGCAAAGGGGTTGTTGGCTGCCTGTGCACGCTTAGCCTGGCTTTCTTTGATAAGGTCGTTTATCTCGCCTATCGAAGCAGCTGCAGTGTGGTACTGGGTGTATCTGACCGGGACTAAAAATTTATAAAGCCCATTCTTGAACGCCTTATTGGCATTCATCTGTTCGTAGAGCAATTCGCGTTGCAGCTTTGCATCTTCTATCGCATTGCCATATTCGCGGTCGGACAGGTTTTCGGGACTCACAAGTCCGGCATGTTTGTCTCTGGTCTTTGCAGTGGCCGACCCTGCCACTGTATTTCTGTATCTCTCTGGGCCCATAAACGTTCTGATGGTTGCAGATAATTCTTCTACCAGCCATGCTTTTATGGGGATCAAATCCTTTCCTATTTGCGCCCACAGCACACTTGTGCGGTTCTGTAGCTGCTCGTTGATGTAGTTGATATCCTCGCGTGCAATCTTGGTAGCTTTAACAAGGCCGAGTTCGGCATTGTCGAAGGTGTCGAATGCATTTTTGAGGCCATCGGTTTTGTCGGTTGCGGCCTGAATGAAAGCAATGAGGCCTTCGCTGCCCGTGAACTGATTTTTAAGCGCAACAACAGAACGGTCATCAGTGAGGTTGCGAAACTTTTTGTTGAGCTCCATCAAAATATCATCAGCCTGCCGAAACCGTCCGTTTACATCGTACATATGAATGCCGATGCGCTCAAAGGCTTTGATGGTTGTTTCCTTGGTGAGGTCGTTAAAGAGCGATTTGGTGAGTGTCGAAGCTTCGTCAACGCTTTTAACCTTAGCTGTGAAGATTGCAAAGAGTTTGTTGGCGGTGTTAAAATTCTGGTTGGCCGATGCCGCCGATCCGGCATAGGTGCTCATCACCGATGCAATTTGATCGTAATTGGTGACACCCACTTTCACGGTGGCAAATGCCGAGCGGTTAAACTCATCGAGTTTGTCGAGACCAAAGCGGTAATTGGCCATTGCTTTGGCCGATCCTTCGATCCACTTGTTGAAATCGGCTTGCATGAGTTGGGCAAATTCGCCTTGTTTGCGTACGATCACATCCACCTCGCGGCCATATTTGCCTGTTGCCGACTGCACATCAAAGAATGCGGTTGAAGTGGCCGAATGGTCAAAACCCTTGGTGTATGCCGCGCTCAACACCATGTCCTTGAGCTGCGCGCGCTGTCCGTCGGTTTTGTCAATGTTGAGCATGGCTAATTGTCGCCACACGCCCGAAAACCTTGCAGCCTCCTGCATGGCAGTGGAAGCACCTTTGAATGCAACAGCAATAGCAGCTCCAGCCAGAGCAACCGGACTTGTGAGCGCGGCAAAAGCGGAGCCAAGTCCGGGTATTTTGTCGGTCAAATCGCTCAGGTGTCCTGCCCACTTTGTCTTGAGCTGCCCAAGCTTATCGCCTAAGCGGTTGAAGTGCTGTCCAACCTTATCGAGATAGCCGCGTGCCGTTCTTTCAAAGCCCGACATATGCGTGTTGGCGTTGTTTTTAAAGTCGGCCAACTGGTTCTTCATCTCGAGCACGTTTTGGTTCAGGTGTTGCTTAGCCTCGTGAATGGCGGTTTTCATCCTATTTTTAACCTCAAGCACAAGGCTTACTTTAGCTTGTCCGTCCATAGATCGAAAATTTATTTGACATTTTTAAATGAATGACATACTTTTGTGCTTTGAAAATGCCCTGAGTTGCTCCGGTTTGCAAAACCGGCACGGTGACTCAGGGTGTTTTCTTTTTGTTAAGTTTCGCAGTATCAAAGTTATCTGATATATAGTGTATGCGAAACTCATTGTCGCGGGTTTCCATCACGTTGATATAAGAATCAATACCACCAACCTTTGTTTTGTAATAATGCCACTTGATCACGTTAGGATGCGAACCATCGTCGTAGCTCCAATCGAGATAAACGGCATCTTTCATCACCTCAGGAAGTTTTTGAAGCATAGAGGCAATAAGCTCGCGGAACTTGTGCGGCTTGCCAAGAATTGTTTTAACATCGGTGCGGCGCAGTGTGATGTTTTTAAACTGTTCCTGGTTTGATTCAAACACAAAGCCTTTGTTCTGGTCCACATGCTTTTTCGTCCAGGCTTTGGCCTGATCCAGCGAGAGGCGGTGTTGTTGCGTCACGGCTTGCTTCAATACATCATCCGGAATGCCTGTGTAATAAGGATGCTGCTTTGGATAAATCATCCCTGTTTTTGCCAGGTTAGTCCTGAACATCGGATTGATTGGCACATCGGGTATAGAAGCTGTTTTAGAATGCTTCTTTCCGGCTTGCTGGCGTGCTCCGCAACGACACCTCCAGCCATTAGGCGGAAAGTAGTAATCCCAGAACGGATCGGTTATTTCGGCAGTGACACCGTCGAGCAACTGATGATCAGGCCTTACACGTTTATCACCAACAGTTTCGTAGGTGAGCCAGGGATTGGCCTCGGCCCTGCTCATAAACTCCTGCCAGCGAGCCGACATGGTTGCCGAACCAATGGCGTGGTCGTACTCGGTAAGCAGCCAGGTTTTGTTGTAAGAGCCATTAATGGATCTTACAGCCTCTTCAAAATCGGCAAACGATCTTGTTTTGCCCTGATCGTCCTTGAGTGCAAGGGTGATATCGCGCAGCTGCTGGTAGTCTTTTGCCACAGAGAACGACCAGGTATCGCGGGTGAGCCTGGCAAGCATGGCGGCATCCGGAGTTGAATAGTCAACCGAGAGGAGAGTTTCGCCATATCCTTCGGTTACGGCATTGTACAACTTGCCCTGGTATGTTTTTACAATGGCTGATGAGTCAATGTTATATTTGCGTTCATACACATCTTTTGCAAGGCTCAGAACCAATTGTTCTAATTCATTGCTGTCGGCTGCAGTTGCCACCGGACGGAAACCGCCGCAACACTGACAAGGCTCATAAAGTTGAATGGGATCGGCCTTGGCCTTTGGGGCGATCCCTACCGAAAATTTTGCCAGAGGCTCTTGGGCTGTGCCGGTTCTTGTGTTTGAGGCTGTTTCTCACGTGGTTTCACAATCGGGATGTTGAATGTTTCACCAACCCAGTTTTGATCAATCTCATAGTGATTCAATGCATCGCTGACTATGCTCCAGTGCTCTTTGAGTGTGAGATCCTCGCTTCGGTCGAATATAAACTCATCATCCTCGGTAAAGGCAAAACCATGAGCCTGTAGCAGCGGCATAACAGTGTCGTTGACAAAGAATTCAATTGACATTCTGTCGTTTTCGGAAATTTTATAATCAAGGGTGCGTTCGTGCACCTCGCTCTGGCTCCTTGAGCTACCGTTGTCGGTGAGCATCGTTCCGCCAAGCAGGCGTTTTGAAATCTCCTCATTGGCTGTTTTAATTTGTTCCTGGAACACTTTATAAGGGTCTCCTTTAGTGGCCTGATCGTGAATGGTGATCACCGTGCCTTCGGGCAAAACAGCCTGAGCACTTTGCCCGAGAGCTTTGAGCATTGTTTCAATACGGTCGAGCTGTTTTTTGTCGGTTTTGTTGGTTGTGGCCGTGATGAGTGGAATGCCGAAACGCTCGCTGAAATCAGCCCAGGTTTGCTGCGCGTTGCGTTTCCAGATCAGTTGGGGTATCACGTCATTGAGCAGGCCAAAATAGTCGTCCGGAGCAAACTCAATCACATGATCTTTAAAGGCAGGGCTTTTGTATTCGGCAAATTTATCGCCAAACACTTCAAAATACACCCTGCCAAGTTGCGGGGCAATATTCCTGCGCGGAATGACCGCCCATTCCATGCTGACAGGATCTATCAGTTCGAGCACGGTGTATCCTCTCAGGAAAGCATCAAAAGAGCTTGCAAGAATCTTATGAAACCATGCTTTATGCAATAACGTGGTTTTTTCAGGCACTTCTTTGCCTGTTTTTTTGCTGCGTACAATAAACCTGTTAGATAGTGTTGCCGCCTTGCGCACCTGAATTGTGGCCTTCAGGTGTCCATCGTTCATCAGGTTATCAACCAGGTCCTGGTAGAGCGACCAACGCGGATTTTCCGGATTGGCGGCAGCGTTCAGTGCTTTTCTCCATTTCTGAATGTCAGCCCTGGAACGGTCGGTAAACTCTTTTGCAAGGCTCACAATGATAGCCTTGTCCTGCTTTTTAAGCGTTGTTGCCGGTTGCTGTGCTTGAGAAATAAACCCAAACTCCCAATTTTTTTGTCCTATTGAAAATTTCATATCAGTACCTGTTATTTTCTGGTTCATGTTGGCTCCAAATTCTTACATCATACGAAGGTTCACCTTGTACATCGGTTATAAGAGGCAGATTGCAAGGTTTGCCCGACTGCACAGCCTCCAGCCATTTGATGGCATCGTCATAACGCAGCTCACGCGTTTTTGGAATGTTGTTTGGGCTTTCTTTCGACCACAGGTGATAAAGTGCAATATCAACCACAATCATCACGATGTATTTATCGCGCTCATCACTATCGTCGGAAGCCGGACGAAAAATCTCAGCAGTGTTATACCTGGCCGAAAGGTGATTTTTGATCTGGCTGACGGCCATTTCTTCGGCAGTCAGAAATTTTGATTTTGCTGACGTTGGGTCGAGAATGCGGGCCACTTCAGCGCGTACCTGCACATCCCAGTCTGTTTCTTTCAAGAAATTCATGTCAATATCTGTTTTTAGAAAAGTTGTGTAATGAAGCTCTGGAGGTCATGCGTGGCTCAAACTTTTCGACAAAGGCAGCTCTGTTGCATTCGGAGAAACCACCTTCAAGGGCATCGGGCCCGTCCTTAGCTGCTTCTGATCCTTTTTGAAAAGCAAGTAATTGGTCGCGCAGTTCAATCTGATCGTAATTGTCTTTTTCGTCAATATTGAAAAAAACATTAAGGCGCTCAAAGAAAGCTGACAAGGCTTCAATACGATCATCTTTATCAGCTTTCGGGCGTTTGTTGGCTGTGACAGGTATGTAGTATCCGCGGTTGTCGCCAACCTGATCGAAGTCCGTAACGAATTCGTCCATAGCGAAAAGCCCTTCGATCATGTATTTTATCGGATAACTCAAAAGGCTTTTTCGTTCGTTGAGATCATACAACCAGTTGGCAAGGGCATTGCGCGAAGCCTGTCGCAAAAAGCCGTGAATGATATCAAATTCGCGTCCAATCTTGCCAACGAGCCACATGCCTTTGTAGGCAGCATTGGTTTTATACGACAAGTCGCCATAGAAAACAAGTGCATCGTATTGATTGAGCTTGAGTGGTTTGCGCCACTGGAAGTACTCAGGTTTAAAAACCCGGCCATCTTCGATATGCACATGCATGAACTCGCGCATGAAGCTGCGGTAAGGCGTATCGCGGAACTTTTTGCGCCAGTAATCTGCAGAAGCTTTTTCGGGCCATTCAGGCTCAAAGCTAATAAGGTCTTTTACGGCGCAAACTGTCAATACGTGAAAAACACTTGTTTCGCCTTCGTGTTTGGCTTTTTTTTCGGAGGCTTTAAAAAAGCTTTTTAAACGGTTTGTAATGCTCTTTTTATGGGTGTTGTTGTTGGCAAATACAAAGCGTTCGGTACCACCCTCCATATTATCAAAAGCTCCCCACACATCTTCGGTTATGTAGTCAACCGAATCAGACATCAGGCGTTCGTTTTTGAAGTGACGTCTGTTGTCCACGTCATCCACAACAATGTAATCAGGCCTGTCGGCTCCTTCGCGTGCACCTCGTGGGTTTTGTCCGAAACCGATGGCTTGAAACCTGACCCCGTCAGTTGTAAGAAAATCGCCGGAAGCCCAGTCGCCCGATTTGAATTTTTCCCCATAATCATCAATCAGGCGTTTGTTGTATTGCAGCTGTGCCTGAATGCCCGAAAGCAATTTTTGTGCTTTTGGTTCAGTTTCGCCAATCAACAACATGAATTTCAAGTCGTTCAACACATACATCAGGAAGAGCGGAATACCCATGTCAATATGAACAGATTTACCGGCGCCCCTGAAAAGTTCGGCCAGGAGCCTTATAATTCTGTTCCTGATGATTAAATTGGCTAACCTGGCATGAAACCATGCGCTTTTTACCTTGGCATAGTTTGGGAAGTAATACTCGAACCAACGGATATAGTTTGCCTCCAGTTGCTTTATCCTGGCAACTTTCTCTTTAGGGCTTTCGTTGAGCTTTATGTTGGTAGCCTTTACGATAGCATGGCAATGCTTTTCGTAGTCCTGCAGCTGAAACAAATACTTTTTATTGTTCACGGCTAATGACTTCTTGGATGTACATCTTGTGATACCTGAGAAACTCCACGCACATAGCCGGATCAATATCCGACATCCATTTGTCAAAGTCTTTTAACACGTGAATTACAATGCGTGGATTGATGCGTTTGTCAATCCTGTCAATAGCTGCAATGATCTTGGATAGTTTGTCGGCATTGAAAGTAGATTCTTTGCCTTCTGAAATTGTCAAAGCTTCATTTAGGAGGAGTTCCTTAAGCTTCAGGGGTGTGAGCATGACGAATGATCGTTTTTCATCCCATGATTTTTCCCCGGCTTCACCCTTCTTCCATTTCACCAGCGTTTGTTCGCTAACTTCCCACTCGCTTGCAAGTTGCGTTAATGTGTAGCCTTTGTTAACATACATGTCTTCGCAGATGGGTTTGAGTCTCTTGAGCTCAGCTCTGGTCCATTCTTTTTTATCGCCTGCTTTTTTAGCCATAACAATGAGGTTTTATGCAAATATGCGAAGTGATTGAGATGATTTATAAAAACAGTGTTACATATCTATAAATCAGTACAATACATGTATAATAGTTTGTTTTGGAAAAAGCTGTAATGTATTCTTGCATCCTCATTGAAAGCAATTATGTTTAAGATTGAAAAAAAGGCTGATAAAGCGATACTGACGATCTACGGTTATGTAGGCGGTTATTATATGGATTTCAGGGCTGTTGTTTCGGCACTCGACCAAATCAAGCGTGAAGGATTCAAACATGTTGACTTTCATTTTCACACCTATGGTGGTGATGTGTTTGATGGCAACCTGATTTATTTATTCCTTGCTATGTGGGAATATGAAATGGATATTTACATTGACGGAGTAGCTGCCAGCATGGGAGCGATTATAGCCACCGCCGGCAAAAAACCACCAATCATTGCCGAAAACGGATTTATGATGATCCACAGTCCAACTGGATCAGTTCACGGCAATAAAAAACAACTCATTCAGGGAGCAAAACTGCTGGGAAGCATGGAAAAAAACTTCACCAGAAAACTTGCAGATATGACTGGCAAGGATGAAGCATTTGTTAGCAAATGGTTCGATGGGGTAGATTACTGGTTTGATGCTGATGAAGCCATATCACTCGGGCTTGCAAGAGATAAGTTTGACCCAAAAAGTAAAATAACCCTCGCAAAAGAAGAGCTTAATACCCTTGGTGCCAAGGGGGTATATGACAGATTTACAGACCTTACTCAAATTTCAAATCATAAAAGTATCATGGACAAAGAAAAAATGATCAAAAAGTTCAACCTCCAGGGCGTTACTGCCCAAAGCACAGAGGAAGAAATTGAAAATGCAATCCAGGCTAAGATTGACGCATCCAGTGCCGAAGCTGAAGCTGAAGCGATCAACAAGATGGTAGGTGCTGCCATCAGCGAAAAAAAGATTACCGAGGCTCAGCGCGCTCACTTCACCGACATTGGCAAAACCATCGGCAAGGATAAACTCAAGGCAACCTTTGAACAAATGAAAGCCTATGAACCAATCACAGGTTCTCTCAAAGGAGGTGCATCAGGTGCAGCAGGTGGCGGCGACGAGAACTGGAAGTGGGACGACTTTCAGGCTAAGGCTCCGGAAGTGCTCTCAGAGATGCCTGCGAAAGATCCGGAGAGATTCAAAAATCTTTACAAGGAAAAATACGGAAAACTTCCGGACTAAATGCAGTGAATCTGTAGTAAATAATTCATTTTTTGTATAACAAACCCTTAATTTTTTTTCAAATGAAACTAAAAATTGTTTTATCATTTTGTGTTGCATTTTTGCTTAGCATTTTTGCCGGAGCAGGCATTGCACACGCCACAGGTTTGCCAACAGCCCCTGTTGTTGGCACACTCTTTACCGCTTCACTCGTTCCTCAGGACTTGGCAGGATCGTTCAGATCAGGCGTTTACAAGGAGGTGTGGACCGGCGAAGTTATTAAAGCTTTGGAAGCTGCTCAAAAGACCACCTTCCTGGAAGGAATACGCGACTATTCGCAATATGTTTCAGCTGTTGGAGACGAAGCGCAGGGAATACACATGACATATTTTGGTGTGGAACCAGAAGTGCTGATCAACAACACAACCTATCCGATTGCGATACAGGATCTTAATGGAGAAGATGTTATTATAACGCTCGACAAATATCAAACAAAAGCCACTCCTGTTACGGATGACGAGTTGTATGCGTTGGCTTATGATAAAATGAAAGTGGTCAAGGATGCACATGCCAATGCAATTTCCAAGACGAAGGTAAAAAAGGCGCTTCATAGTCTTGCGCCTGGCTCTAATACCGCTAAGATGCCAGTGATACTTACAACAGGTGCAGACGATGGAACCGGTAGAAAACGTTTGACATATGCTGACTTAGTTAATTTTAAGACAGCCCTGGATAATCTTGAAGTTCCGGAAGAAGGTCGCAGGCTTGTTTTGTGCACAGACCATGAAAATGACCTGATAGCACAGGATCAAAAGTTCAAAGATCAATACTATAATGCTTCTTCAGGCAAACCATTTAGTCAATTAGGCTTTGAGTTCTTTAGCTTTATGGGGAGCCCTTACTATAACCCTGCTACACAACAAAAATTAAGTTTTGGAGCGGTTCCAGGGGCAACAAGTCGCCGCGCAACAATCTTCTTTAGTCTTGAGCGAGCTTCAAAAGCCTCAGGATGGACAAAGATGTATTACAGCGAAGCGGCCAAAGACCCACAGATGCAAAGAAATCTGATCAACTTCAGACATAATTATATCGTGATGCCAACGCGTGAAGAGGGACGAGGTGCAATTGTAAGTGCAAACGTTTAAGCCGATGAGCAAGAAAAAGCCACAAAAGGAAGCTGCAGCGGAGGGGGGAATACCTCCTCCTGCAGCATTTTCGGAAGCTTCGGCTGCACCTGATGAAACCGCTGCAGCTGCACCTGATGAAACCGCAACTGAAGCACCCGCCAAAACCGCAACTGAAGCAACCGCCAAAACCGACACGGATCATGGGTATCTACTTGATGTAATGTTCCATTACAACTGTGACAAGGTTTGGGTTAACAACAAAGGCGAAGTCTTCGTTGATGAAAGCCTGGCAAATCTTTCGGTCAATCAACAGAAAAAAAGACTGAAAGTTTATACGAAGAGTCATTTGGAATCTTTAAAAGCTAATTAAATGGACGGTGTTGAACTTGTAATTGGAGTTGTTGGTCCATCCTCAACTACGATTGATAATACATGCGCTCTTCTGGTCAACGGCAATGAAATAGCTGCAGTGCAGGGATTCACAGGGCTGGAGAATGGTCGGGTGTACTTAATCCAGAACGTGGGGCAAGCCGAAGCGATGGGAATCACAAAGGCCTACGATTCAACAAATAAGATTCGTGTGCATCGGCATATATCGGAATTCTTCCGGATGGCCGGTGAGGGCACAAAATTGTATCTTGTTGTTGGAGAGCCTGGATACACAATGGTAGAGCTCATTGAACATTATGGCCAAAAGATCATCATTGAAGCCAAAGGCGAGGTGAGCTATATGGCCGTCGCCTTCAATCCTCCGGAGCATTACACAACGACTTATGTTAATGGCCTTGAAGAAACAATTCACAGCAGCATTCAGAAGGCTCAGGAGCTCTTTGAATGGAGCTGGGAGACCAACAGGCCTGTTTCAATCGTACTTGAAGGTCGCGGCATCAATAACGCAGCGGCCACGATGCTTAATCTTCGCAATATCACTATTGGAGCCGCATCGCTCAATGCGACGCACGTGCTTCTTTGTGTTGGCCAGGATTGGGATTATGCCGAAACGCAGGATACCCGTGGAAAACTATTTGCCGATGTGGGTACGCTCCTTGGCAGCAAAGCATTCATCGGTGTGAACAGGGATATTGGCGAGGTTGAAGCACTCAATCTGAGTAATGCGGTCAAAGGTATTTGGCTTACTGCCGGGTTGAGCAACCATCAAACAACCGACCAAATGGATGCTGATCTTAGCGTATTGGATGGTAAAGGCTATGTCTTTGGCATCTCATACACGGGAATAAGTGGGTACAGGTGGAACGGTGATCATGTTTGCTCGGCAATGATTGTTGATGATGATGGAAATATCAGCATCAGCAGCCTGGGACATGCTGCAACAATCAATAAAGCATCGAGAGAGATACGGAAGATGCTGCTGCCAAAGCTAAAGTCAACCGTAGCTGTTGATTCAAAAACAGGCTTACTCCCGGCAGGTGTGAGAAAATGGTTTGAAAACATCGCTGATGCTGCTTTCACAAAGATGGTCAAAGCCGGTGAGATCAGCGATGGCAAAACGGCTGTTGATCCAACGTCTCAACTGCTTACAGGAGACAAAGAACTCAAGGTATCATTTGAGATTGTTCCAACGGCCACAATTGGCAAAATCAAAGGAACTATTAACCTTAAAACCACGATAAGCAATGGCACTGATCAATAAAAACGGTAAAGCCTATGATGCAGGCGATGTTTCGGTAACGTTATTTGGCCGGATGGATTATGAGGTTACGGAAGTAACTTATAATACTGACCAGGAACATCAGCCAAATTTTTCATTAGGAAGCAACCGGATGACCTCTTTCTCTATGGGCAAAGTAACCAATACCGGTACAATTACCATGCGTCTTGCTTCTGCTTCTCTGATTGAAAAAGCAGCAGGCGGAAACCTGCTGGCAATCAAACCATTTCCGATCAACGTCACCTATGTGAACGATGATAACGACATTGTTAATGATACGATTTTAGCCAAGTTCCAAAGCCAGGGCCGCGAGGTAGGTGGTGATATGGATCTGAAGAAACAGTATCAATTGTTTGTGCTTGGTGTTGAATACAATAATCTGTAGAATGAAGAAAGATCAGATAACATTGCCGCAGGGTGTTACTGCAGAAATGGTTGCAGCCTGGAAGGAACAGTTTGGTGCCGACAAAGTGAGGTTAGCCGAATTACCATTAGACGATAATGGTGAAAAAGTACTCGAGGTGGTTGTGCGTGTTCCTGGAAGGAAAGAACTTGGCGAGTTCGAGAAGTGGATAGACCGTAATCCTGATAAAGCAAAAGAGATCATGGTTAACGCCTGCCTTTTGACCAAAAAGGATGAAGTGAAAGCACAGGATGATCTTTTTCTGGCAGCATTTGATGCTATCAGCCAGTTGTTGCCTATAAGAAAGGCCATCATAAAAAACTTATAGAAGACTATCCTTCTATTGATGTTAATATTGATGAGGATAGTCTGCAACGACAGCACAGCAATTTTATCCGCAAAGGGAATGCCTTGATAAGCTTTTATTTAAGCATTCCTTTTCCGGAGATTCTGGACGATGAAACTTGGTTTGAAAAATACAGACAATTAGAATGGCTATCAGCCAGCGGAGTGTTAGGAACTAAAAAAAATGGCAGAGTTTAATCTACAGTCGGTTATTGAGAGATACCAAAGCGCTTTTGGTTATGTCGGCGGCAACTATGCCAAGGTTTTTGGCTTGATGGATACTTACAATCAAGACGCTAAAACTTCCGGAAGTTTCATCTCGAATTTTCCATTGTTTACTGTTCAATCTGTTTATTTTACCGATCTAAAGCTCACAAGCGCCGCATCGGGCAAAGTATATTATTTCGGACTCAAGTTTGAAGAGAAAAACTATGTGTGTCCGCCTGTGATGCTTCAGTTTTCGAGAGACAAACATGTTGTTGAAACACAAATTGACCGGTCAGAAATTCATGTGATTGAATATTTTGGCTTGAAACCCTGGGAAATAAGTTTCCAGGGAATATTGATTGACCAGGAAGATCATCACTACCCTGGTGATAAGGTCACGAAAATAGCGGAGCTGTTCAGTCAGTCAGGCACTTTCAACGTTTCCGGAGAATTGTTTGCAAATCTTGGTATTACCGAAATTTTTATCAATAAAGATTTGAAGATAAATCATGTTGAAGGATATATTGACACGGTCAAGTTTTCATTCCAGGCTATCAGCACATTTCCACTCGAGGTAATTCAAAGACTCTGAGCCATGCATCTTGAACCATATTGCACTATTACGATTAACCAGTTGCTGTTTCGCAACGTAAATAAGGTTGTCATTGACAGATCGGTCAAAGAAACAGGTTCATCCGCCATGATTGTTTTGCCGCGCAACTTCGCAAAGCTCAATGATCGGTCCGTGATTGATTTGATAAAGCATGGCGACAAAGCCGAGATAAAATGTGGATATACAGGAATGGGAGAGACTGACATATTTAGCGGCTATGTGCGTAAAATTGAACGGTCAATACCATTGATCATTCATTTAGATGATGAACTGTATTCACTCAAGCGAAACAATCATGTACAAATTTGGGTAAATTCCAAACTGAGGACAATCCTGACAACACTTGCTCCTGGTTACAATATTACTTGTCCTGATGTATTGATTGGTAAAATTGAAGCAAACAACGAAAGCTCCTTCCAGATGCTTCGTAAGCTTCAGAACAATTACGGATTTTTTACGAGCATAAGCGATGGTAAGCTCAATTGTGACTTTCCTTTTGATTTTAAAGGATCGTTAAGTGTACATCGTTACCAACTTTATAATTGGCCTGTAAAGTCGAATAACCTCACCTATTCATCCAGGGAAGAAAAGAAAGTGCTTGTAAAAGCAACTTCGCTGCAAACGACAACTGGCAAGAAAATAAGCTATGATGCAGGCGACAAATCCCCTGGAGCAACAGTGATAGTTCTTAACCTTCCGGGAATGAGTGCCGAAGATTTGAAAAGATATGCCGAAAGCTGGTATAGCACACTCTGTTATGATGGTTTCAAAGGCACAATAACAGGCTTTGGAACACCCGTAACAATGCCTGGTGATACGCTCCAGATCAACGATCCGCAGGAAGGAACATCAGGAGCCTACATGATCGAATCAGTCAAAACGATTTATGATCTGAAAGCAGGATACTACAGGGAAAACAGGATAAGCTTTAAAGTATGAGTTTAGAACGAGTTATAGAAGAAGCTATCCGGAAGGTATCGCGAGATAAGTGCACAATGTCCACTGCTCTTGGAACAATCAAATCAGTTGACCGCGATAAGTTGCATTGCACGGTATCGCGTGATGGTATGCCGGATTTGATCGAGGTGCGTTTGAAACCATCTATGTTGAAAGATGGATCCAGTATTATGATTTGGCCGCGTGTTGGCGCTCCTGTGTTGGTAGGATTTATCGAAAACAGCCCCGTGGACAGCTTTATTGTGAGTGTGGACGAAGTGGACGAAGTGAGCCTGATGATTGATAAAACAAGTGTTAAAATCACTGCTGAAGGCATTATATTCAACGAGGGCAAACTTGGCGGATTGGTCATATTGCCTGAGCTTAAAGCTCAACTCGAAATTATGACAAAACGCATTGATTTCATCATTGATGTACTCAAGAACTCTATAACAGCCTGCAGCTCGTCGCCAAATCCGGGATGGAAAGCAACCGCTGAATTTTTGTTCAGTACACTGATGAAAGAAGATTATAAGGATATCGAAAACAAAGCCATCAAGCAATGATTACAAGACAAGACATATTGCTTGACGCAGGCAACCAGCCATTAGTTAAAAATGGCGATTTTCAGATTGGATTGAGTGATGATCAGCATATAATGTTGCTACTCACAACACACAAAGGCAATTGGAAACAATGGCCACAGGCCGGGGCAGGTATTGAAAAATACTTGCATAAGCAAAACAACAATCTGGCCGATTTGAAAAGAGATATTGTTGTTCAGCTACAGGCGGATGGCTACAGGACTGGCAACTTCAATATAGATAATTCAGGTGAATTTAAACTTCAATACGACCCTTCATATGAACAATGAACTTAAAATTTCGGAAAAAGGTATTGCCTTGATCAAAGAATTTGAATCGCTCCATGATGGCGATTTGTCAATTATTGGACTGCAGCCAAAAATGTGCCCTGCAGGTGTATGGACTGAAGGATACGGACATGCTATTACTGACAAGCTTGGCAGGCAAATAAAAGGAGCTGCAAACAAAGATTTTGCTTACAAGATGAGCGTCATAAAAGAAGAAACGATGGCAAGATTGGTTTTGATGAAAGACCTGGCAAAGTATGAAGCAATTGTACATAGCAAAACTAAGGTCAAGCTCAAACAAAACGAATTTGATGCACTTGTTTCGCACACTTTCAATACCGGAGGCAGCGACACATTGTTTAAGCTCGTGAATCTTGTTCCGCGAAACAACGATACGCTTAAGGTTTGGTTTATAACCAAATACATCACTGCAGACGGTATCGTTATGCCGGGTCTGATCCGCAGGCGCAAAGCCGAAGCTGACCTATTCTTCAACCAATAGACCTCTGAGATATGATTGCGACTATCATCACAACAATACTTACTACCCTCCCCGTTGGTGGAGCTATTGGTTGGTTTTTTACAAAGAAAAAACGCGACAACGATTTTATTAAAGATCTGCAGGGTTCGATTGATCTTTTGAGCGAAAACTACACAAAAACACTTGATAACCTGATCATTCTAAAAAAACAGAATGCCGATCTGCTAATACTTGTTTCACAGCTTGAAACCGAAATCTCAAAGCTCAAGGAAGAGAATAGTACGCTACTCAAAAAAATGAATGAACTCAAAAAAATGGTTGCGGCAAAATGAGAAAGATTATAATTTTCTTCTTTCTGTTACTTTTGAGTGCTTGCGCTTCAAAACGCCCAATACAACAAGTGCCGGTGATGACAAAAATCACCGTGAAGCCAAGACTTATTCCTGTTCAAATGGCAGGAGATAGTGTATTACTCCGTCTGCTTTTTGAGTGCGATAGCAATAACAGGCTTGTGTTAAAAAAACTGGCCGAACAAAAAAGCAAAGGAATCAACAGTGATTGGAAGCTTGATGATGATGGCTCTTTCTCTTACAAGGCAAACATGAAAGGGCGCGACACTGTGATTATAGTGAATGATAGTATTATTGATCGTGAAGTTCCGGTGCAGGTTCCGGTTCCATACGAAGTCAACGTGTTGTTTTGGTATCAGAAACTACTCATTGCGCTTGGTGGTTTGATGGTCATTATAGTTATTGTAAAACTAATCAAGTATGCAATCATCAGAGGTATTTAGTGTGTATGTTAACCCGGGCGAATCATTGTTTGATATCGTTGTTCGTGAAACTGGAAGTCTCGAGGCTTTACCGGATATTCTAAGGCTTAACCGGCAGCTCATACAGGACTTTCTTCCGACTACGCAAATTGTTCCTGGCACTCAATTGCTGTTGCAAAAATCATCACCAGTAAAGTTTATAGAAGCAATTTCATCAGCCAACGTGAGCCATGCCGCAGCCACTGCCGGTCAACAAAATCGAAATGTAGTGATACTTAATGCAGGGAGCGCATCTGGCGACCGCGTAAGCAATGATTATGAGCCGGCAACATCAACTGATAAGCCAAGCCCTGACAATGCAAATTATTATCTTGGTGATGACTATGAGTATCACTTTATCAACGGAAGATGGAAGAGAAAATCAATAAACAACTTTTAAAAAATGAGTAAAAACGCAAAAAAACCAGGGATAAAACCCGCAACTGACATTGCAGAAAAAGCTGAAACCATAGAGGAGCTGCAACAAAAAATAATCGCAAAAAAAGCCGAACAATTGGCTTTGGCCGAAAATGCAATCGAAGAGCTCTCGGTAAAGTACAATGTGACGGTTGGAATAAAACTCGACCTCAATCGCATCAAGGATGTTCTATCCTGGATGATCGAAAACGGCAAAGACACTATTTCTCTCAAGTATGAAGTCTGGCTTTGAAACTTTAATTAATAAACCCTTAAAAACATTTTAAATGGCACAGTACGATTTAATTTTCGTTAAAAACATAGCCTCTTCCGGTATTGAGTTTAGCGAACAGATTTTGGCAAAACCAGCTGGTGCTGGTTATTTCATCACACAAGACTCCGGATCCGGTGTATTGTCCTGGAGCAAAACATTATCAAGTCCTGTTATCAACGGAACCGTGAGCGGCGATGCTATTGTTACAACACTTGAGTCAGCTCCTGCAGCCGGCAAATTAGTTGATGCGCTTACAGTATATAACAAGATCAATAACCACCTGGCTGCTAATGATGCAATGGTATTCAAAGGCACCATTGGCACTGGCGGAACGCTTGAGCTAAGTGCTTTCAACGCGCTTACAACTTATTCAGCAGGTTGGTCCTACAAGGTAATCACTGCAGGAACCTACCGTGGTCATGTTTGCGAGATTGGCGATATGCTGTTGGCAACTGTTGACCGCAGTGGAACCGGTGCTGTTGATGCTGACTGGACTGCAGTTCAAACCAATATGGATGGCCTGGTAACTGGCCCTGCAAGTGCAGTAGATGGCCGTATTGCTGTGTTCAACGGTACAAGTGGCAAAAGCATCAGGCAGTACAACACATTACTCGCCTCTGAGTTGGCCACAACTGCTAATCTTATCACTGATATCAATGCACTCGGATCGGGTACAATTGCAAAAGCAAGATTATACGCATTCACAAAAGCTGATGTAGGCTTAGGTAATGTAGCGAACGTTGATACAACCAACGCCAGTAATATCACTTCTGGTTCATTGCCTGTGGCCCAGGTGCCAAACCTGACAGCCGCCAAGATCACTGACTTTTCAACAGCAGTTTTTGGAGCGTCAACGAATGCTTATAAAGCAACCAGTCAAACGCTGACGGCAGCAATTACGGCAATATCAGCTGACATGGCCGCTTTGGAAAGTTTTAGTACTGCCAACGCGCTCAAACGTACAGCAACTAAGCCGACAGGTGCAACAGCTGCAGGAACGCTGTATGATATCCATCTCGACCCTGCTGACGGATATATGTACGTATGTCTCGTTGGCGGTGCCGCGGGAACTGCAAGATGGAAAAGGGCTGCGTTAGCTTCATGGTAATCAAAAAGCAATGGCTCAATACGACCTTGTGTTTATAAAAAATGACGCCTCATCGGGGGTCTCCTACAACGAGTTTAAGTTGCAGAAGCCCCCCGGTGCTGGTTATTCGCTCACTCAGCATCCCACTTCAGGAGTGCTGAGTTGGGTACAATCTATGAATAACGGAGGGGCTGTCTCTGGTAATTTTAATGATTATACAGAAACAGGTTATTATATTATCCCAAACTCCGGAAGTTTTACGAACGAGCCTAAATATATTGACGGGATACTCCAGGTGTTTAAAACAACTTCTGGAGTCATTTACCAGACAGCTTCTGTTAAGCCCCCAACAAACCCAACAAACCCAACAACTTTTGTACGACACTTTCGTCCAGGATCACCTGGAGCATGGACAAGCTGGGCAGCAGTTGAACTTATTTACGAAGCGCCGGTAAGACCGCCAGAAGACCCAAGGGCACCGTACTCAGTAGATGCTGAAGGAAGTATAGCCGCCTCTTTGATGGCAGTTGAAAATGCACTAATGAACCACACTTATCGCCATATCTTCGAGGATGAAGTTATACTTGACTATAGGGAATGGAATCAATACAACTCTGAATTATGGGGCATGACAGTTGATTATTCTGGTGTGCATGAAGGTGATGTAGTGCATTTTTTCCCAACGTTAGATTATGTTAATGATATTATTGATGCAGAAATATTACCTGTAGTTGATGTGTTGGAAGGAGCTTTTTACTTTTATGCAAAGTCAGTCCCAATACGCCACATAACTGTTAAATTTCAAGTATTCAAAAAATCTTAAAAATGAGTGGAATATTTCATTTACCTATAGGATCAACAACGCCTAAACAAGGTGATAAAGATTACCGGATCCGTTTTTTTGATTGGGATGGAACTTTGCTTAAAACCCAATGGGTTTATGATAGTGTGGATCCATCGCCACCTACTACACCGAACCACCCAAACCTTAGTTTTTATGGATGGAATATTGATTACATAACCCCAACAAGAAACATGGATTGTGGTGCTATTTATACCTCAGTGGACTCATACATAAATATAACATTAGCCACAGGTACAGCAAAAACCATCACTATATATTTATCTAAAGTTGATGCAACTAATACTGTAATTTATTGGGGTGACGGCACTTCAAACACATTGTCAACGGCAGGCAATGTAAGCGCTACCAGAACATACACGGATTATGGTGACTATGAGATAAGGATTGAGAGTGTTGGATATTTTTTCATGGGGCAAGGGGCTTCATTACTCGGAATGTTTCAGAACAACATGAATCAATGTGTAAAAAGCGTAATTATGGGTGAGAAAGCAGTTGTTGCCCAATACGGCTTCTATAACTTCACATCAATGGAAAAAGTTATAATGAGCCTAAATGGCACATCAATTGACCACGCTTTTAGGGGGTGTTGGAGTTTGAAGCACGTTAATATACCTACCGCTTACACAAACATCCAGACCTACGCCTTTAATAACAATTTTGCACTAAAGAATGTTATTCTGAACGACGCCATAACTGCTATTGGGACTTACGCATTTTACAACTGCTACAATCTTGAGAGTATTATATTGCCATCAAGCATTACAAGTTTTGGGGTTTACGCATTTAGTGAAGCCCGTAGCCTAAAAGAGATTAACGTCCAAAGCTCGGCTGCAAACATTCCTTCAAACTTTTTACAAAACGCTTATACCCTAAAATCAATAGATTTCCCAGATACAATTAGTTCGTTTTCTTCAGGTCCATTTCCTGCCTGCTATGGCTTGGAGGAAGCTATTTTCAGGAGAACTACACCACCAACATTGGCTGACACAACAACGTTTCAAACGTACTCAACAAATAAAAAACTTTTTAAAATCTATGTGCCAGATGCCTCAGTAACCGCTTATAAGTCGGCTACAAATTGGAGCCCATACGCGAATTATATATACCCAATAAGCGAACGACCATGATACTAACAGCACAACAAGGAAAGGTATTCAAACGAATACATGATGGATTTGTAATGAGTAACGAAATAGTGCTTGGTATGGATTTTTCAACCGGTACGGAAAAGGAAGATTCTCCGGATTATTATACTCAGGTGTTTGATCCGGCAATATTACCTACAAGTGCATGGCTGAAAGCAGATATCCAGACATGGCTTACAGAGAACGGGATTAGCTATCTCACCTCTGACAGCAAAGAAGAGCTCTTAGCCCGTATATGCATCAATTAACACTTAACAAAAATGGCACGACAATTAAATACAATCATTCAGGAGATCATTTCCGCCAAAGAAGCACAGCCAGGATTATCAGCTTTATCATCAATCAGCAGCACAGCGATCTGGCGCCTGTGGGTTTATGTAGTTGCAGTGGCCATCTTTACGGTTGAGATCATGTTCGACTTGCTGCGAGATGAGATATATGCTGTTGTAGATGCCAAAACACCTGGCACACTTACATGGTATCGCAACCAGGCATTGAACTACAGGCATGGTAGTCATTTGGTTTTCGATTCAAATGGATGGCCATCTTATCCGGAGAATGATTCATCAACGATGATTATATCGCAATGCAGTGTGAGAGAGGTTAGCAATGGCCTGCTAATCAAAATAGCTAAGAAAACAAACGAACTTGTGCCGCTTGATAATGATGAACTGGCAGGTTTTTCCGAGTATATAAGCCTTGTCAAATATGCCGGTACACCAATTCGCATTGTAAACGGTGGTGCTGTACAGTTATGGATCAGTATCGAGATACAGTACGATGTGTTGTTGCTGGAAAGCGACGGTAGAGCAATAATTAACGGCAACTACCCGGTAATTGATGCGATCAACGCATTTTTTGAGAACTTACCATTCGACGGCAGACTGACGAAGAATGCACTAATTGACTACATCATAAAAAATGCTAATGGTGTCAAGGACTTGGTTATATTGTACCTTGGATGGCGATCATTTGATACAGAACCATATCAATCAATTGAGGCATCGCATGTTCCCGCGACAGGATATTTCAAAATATTTGATTTAAGTATTTCGTACGTAAATTATGTATAGCATTGACTTCAATAAGATTTATGATCAATTGGTACCGCCAGTACTGGGCAAAAGTATGCACGCCTGGTTCAGTGCCTTGCTTAGTCCGCTGAACGATATTCTTGCACGCCTTAACAGCTACCGCGCAACCAATCTTCCAAAAATCAGCATTAATGGTCAGGCAGCTTCTTTGGAGTATGGTTTGAATCATCTGTATTACGGTAATGGAAACCAGCGTAGGATCTATCTAACCGATGGAAACAGACAAGCCGGACTTTGGATTTATAAACGTGAGGAGGATAAACCATTGTTTGTCTTTCCATCAGATTCGCAACCACCGACGCGCGTTTTTATATTCTTGCTTGATGATGATACCGGGTTTGATTTCTATATCAATCTCCCATCTAACCAATCATTTGACTATGCTTATTTATCAGGTTTTATCAACGCACACAAGATCAGGGGCTTTATTTTTGATTATCAAATCTATGTAGTTAATGGGTGGGCGCATCGTTGGAGCGGTAATGTCTGCGTTACGGAAGCAGTTACATCCGATTCAGATAGCGTGTTTAGTCATTCATGGTCAGGTGATGTTTGTGTTATTACAAGCTTTAATCCTGATCTTCATCAATTCAGTTATCTCTGGTTTGGCAATGTATGTTGCATAATAACCGACATTTCTGACACCTCAATCTACAGTCATATTTGGTCAGGCAACGTCTGCGTGCAAAAACTGGCTGGCTACAACCATGATTGGTCAGGCAACGTCTGCGTTCAGCAACCAGCAGGCTACAGCCATGATTGGATAGGCAATGTCTGCGTACAGCAACCAGCAGGCTACAGCCATGATTGGGTAGGCAACGTCTGCGTTCAGCAACCAGCAGGCTACAGCCATGATTGGTCAGGCAACGTCTGCGTACAGCAACCAGCAGGCTACAGCCATGATTGGGTTGGCAATGTCTGCGTACAGCAACCAGCAGGCTACAGCCATGATTGGGTTGGCAATGTCTGCGTACAGCAACCAGCAGGCTACAGCCATGATTGGATAGGCAATGTCTGCGTACAGCAACCAGCAGGCTACAGCCATGATTGG